TGTGTCCACAACCACAGGCGCTGGCTCCCCGACCACTGTCAACATCACGGTTTCTGGTTTTGACTACTACGGTCAGGCCATGAGCGAGGTGATTGCGACGGGCACGGTGGCCTCAACAACTGTCAGCGGGAAAAAAGCCTTTTTCCAAATCTCCAGTGTTGTCTCTTCCGGGGCAAGCGTGGTGACCGTTGCGGTGGGTACAACCGACATCTTGGGTTCGCCACTGCGCATCACCGATGCTGGATACGTTACTCGTGCGGGCTGGAACAGCACCCTAGCCGAAGATGCCGGTACTTTTGTCGCCGCCGCCACGTTGACGGCCACCACCACGACTGGTGATGTGCGTGGTACTTACCTCCCTTCCTCGGCGGCTGACGGTATCAAGCGCCTTGTAATGGGAATAGCCCTGCCAGCAATTGCAGCAGGCCCGAATGCAACCCGTATTGGCGCTCTTGGCGTCACACAAGCATAAGGAGAGCGACATGGGTCAATACAAACCAATGGTCAAGATGGAGACCACCGAGCCCTCAGTTGAGCTGAAACTCAAAAAGGGTGGCAAGGTAGCCAAGAAGGCTGACGGAGGCATGATGGGCTCGCCTATGAGCGCCGCCGGTGCTATGCCCCCTTCCATGCCCGCTCGTGGCGGCATGATGGGTGCCAAGGCCCCTATGAAGCCGTCTCTGGCCATGCGCCGGCGTGCCATGCGCGGCCGGCCATCCGGTGCCGGTCCAGCGGGTCCGGTCGGTGGCGCTGCTCAAATGCAGCCATCAATGCCGTCCGCTATGCCGCCCATGATGAAAAAAGGCGGTAAGGCTGACACGGCGCAAGACAAGGCCATGGTCAAGAAAGCCTTCAAGCAGCATGACATGCAAGAGCACAAGGGCGGCAAAGGCACAAAGCTGGCCCTTAAAAAGGGCGGCAAGATGGCCACGGGCGGTGTCACAAACGGCCAAGGCGGCTTTAAAAGCGGCGGTATGACCAAGAAGATGGCCACCGGCGGCGTAGTTAAAGGCGCTGCTGGTTATGCCACTGGCGGCGTTGCCAAATCAAACGGCGGTGGCTACAAAGAGGGCGGTGCCCCAAAAAAAGCCTACGCGGCAGGCGGGACTGTTAACTCAGGACGCGCCGTTGCAATGCCCCAAGGCAACAAAAAACCATCGCAGCCCGTAAAAACTAACCTCGTTGCCGGCACTTTTAAAAAGGGCGGCAAGGTCAGAAAAATGGCTGAGGGCGGCGACCCGTTTTCTTTGCTGAGTTCTGAGGAAAGGGATAGTTTAATTCGCGGAGCAAACAATCCGCCCGAGGTCGCTCTTGATTTTAGTCAAGACCCGAGTTTTCAAGATGGACCACAAGATCCGGTAAATGACTATGATTCAGCGTTACGCTTGAATACTGACCAACGACGCGAGAATCAAAGTGATTATTACAACCAAGGCAATGTGGATTCTTATGCTCGGCCAATGTCTATAGAGTTTCCATTTGATGCATCACAGCAACGTATTACGCCGCCACCGGAACCAAGTGATTTAACTGCTTTTGAGAAAGATAAGTTTGACCGTGCGGCACGTGAGGATAAACGTCCACCAATGCCGGTCCGTGTAGATGAGACGGGACGGGGGTATGGGTCTTATATGCGTGAGCCTTCAGCCCCACCTTACTATGCCAGACCTTACAAGGCTGGGGGGAAAGTTGCCCCAATCAAACGTATGACCGGCGGTCGTTCGGTAAAGTGCTGAACCAAAGTGGGGGCTTCGGCCCCTGCTTTTAATTGGAGAAAAATATGGCTGATGCAGTGACAAGCCAGACGCTCATAGATGGTGAGCGCACGGTCATTATGAAATTTACAAACATCAGTGACGGCACTGGTGAATCTGCGGTTTTGAAGGTAGACGTGTCTGCCCTGACGGCAAGCGCATCAGGCGCGGCTTGTGACAGGGTTACAGTCACCAAAATCTACATTGCCAATCACGGCATGGAAGTCAGAATGTTCTGGGACGCAACAACGGACGTGCCGTTCTTTCTCTCGTCGCCCGGTGCCACGCAGACGCTTGATATGAGCAACTTTGGCGGCATTTTTAACAACGGCGGCACCGGGGTGACTGGTGACATCATGTTCAGCACGGCCGACGCCTCTGCTGGTGACACCTACTGGTGCATCTTGGAGATGGTCAAGGGGTATGCGTAATGCCAAGCAAATCATCTTCCCAGCATCGTTTGATGGAGGCGGTTGCGCATAATCCTGCGTTTGCCAAAAAGACTGGCATTCCTCAAAAAGTCGGCAAAGAGTTTGCCAAGGCGGATGAGGGCAAAAAGTTTAAAGGAGGCGGCTTGTATGCGAATATCAACGCAAAACGTGACCGAATTTCTGAAGGCTCAGGCGAAAAGATGCGCCGAGTGGGCAGCAAGGGTGCGCCAACGGCTGGTGACTTTAAGCAGTCGGCTAAGACTGCCAAAGTGAAATGAGCAAAAAGAACGTCAGTCTGGCCATTGGGCGCGGCGAGAAGTTGCCTGCTTCCAAAGGGGCTGGCCTGACTGCCAAGGGCAGAGCCAAGTACAACGCAGCCACGGGCAGCAACCTGAAGGCACCACAGCCCCAAGGCGGCGCACGCAAGGACTCGTTTTGCGCCAGAATGAGCGGTGTGCCCGGCCCGATGAAGGACGAAAAAGGCAAGCCAACCCGCAAGGCGGCGGCGCTTGCAAGATGGAAATGCTGACATGGCCTACTCAAACTCCGTTGGTACAACCGTCATAACGGTCCAAACGCTGATTGATCACGGCGCACGGCGCTGCGGCAAGCTGGCCGGTGAACTGACCTCGGAGCAAGTACTAAGCTCCCGCGAGTCGCTGTTCTTCCTGTTGTCCAACCTGATCAACATCGGCATCCAGTACTGGGCCATCAGCAAGAAGGTCTACGGCTTTACGGCTGACAAGGCAACGTACCTGCTCCCTCTGGGCGGCAATGACGTGCTGAACGCCTTGTACCGTTACATGAACCGCCCTGACGGCAGCTACACCACTTCGGCTGGCGGAACCGTTGCAAACGTCTATGACGGCGACGTAGAGACCGTCTGCACCCAAACCTCGGCCAACGGCAACATTGCTGTTGACTTTGGCCCGTCCAATCCTATTTTCATCGGCTCCATTGGCTTCCTGCCGGCCTCCAGCGGCACCAAATCATTTATCCTTGAATACTCCCTCGACAACGTGACTTGGTCAACCTTGGTCGATCTGGGGCCCATCACCGTGGTGGACAACGAGTGGATCTGGACCGACATTGCCAATGGCCAGACCGTGCCGTACTACCGCATCCGGGCCTACAGCGGGACCACTCTAAGCCTACGAGAGTTGTATTTTGGCAACAACAGCACCGAAATCACTATGTCGCGCCTGAACCGCGACGACTACACCAACCTGCCCAACAAGAACTTTACAGCTAACCAGCCGTTTCAGTTCTGGTTCAACCGCACCATTCCGCAGAGCGAGATCGTGCTGTGGCCAACGCCTCAAGATGCCTTCTATCAGATGACTATCTGGTACTCGCGCCAGATCATGGACGTGGGCGACCTGTACGGCGAGCTGGAGGTACCACAGCGCTGGTACGAGGCCGTGGTGATGATGCTGGCTCACCGGATGAGCCTTGAGCTGCCCGGCGTGGACTTGAACCGCGTTCAGTACCTTGAGGGTCAAGCGGCAAAGTACCTTGCCATGGCCGAAGAGGAAGAGCGCGACAAGTCGCCAATCTACTTTGCCCCGAACATCAGCGTGTACACAAGGTGACCGATGGCCATCTTTCTGGACACCCTTGGATACTCTGACATTGCGATTGCAATTTGTGATCGGTGCAAGATGAAGCGCCCGCATGCCGTGATGCGCAACGACCCCAACTTGCCGGGTCTCAGGGTGTGCAACGAGGGTTGTGCAGATGAGCTTGACCCCTACCGCCTGCCGGCTCGCAAAACCGAAAGAATAACAATTCGGTTTCCACGCCCCGACCTTCCAATTGGTGCCGGCGATAACTATTTGCTCACGGGCGGCGAGACCAGCGTGTATCAGATCTCAACTGAGGGTAATACCCAGACTCCAACATCTACCGGGAACAGGGACACCATTTCACCAAACCCGCCAGACAACACGAGCACATAATGTCCGCACAAGTCACTATCCTTCAATTGCCAGCGGCCGGTGCCATTACGGGCACGGAAGCGGTCCCGGTCGTCCAAAATGGCGTGACGGTGCAGACCACCGCCAGTGCCATCTCCGCCTCCCCGTCGCAGCCTTACACCTACCTGACCGTCAGCCAGACGCCTCAGTTGGCCAACAGCCGCTACGTTGGTGCAACCAATGGTCTGACGGTGACCGACGGCGGGGCGCAGGGCCTGTTCAATATAACGACCACAGACGCTTTATTGTCCTTGGTCAACTCCAGCACCGGCATACAAGTCAAAACGTCCTCTACGGCCCTTACAGGCCGTTCTGTGGCCTCTTCCGGGGCGGGGTTGACGGTAACCAACGGCTCTGGTGTTTCTGGCGACCCAACCATTGCCTTGAGCGGTCAAGTAGCAAATTTTGCCAACGCCAGTTTTAATGGCCTTGTGGCGCTTTCAACTGGTGGCGGCATCACTGCTGCAGTCATCACAGGCACCGCAAGTCAAATTGACGTGGCAAACGGCACTGGGGTCAGCGGCAACCCAACGGTTTCTTTGGCCACCGACCCCGTAATCCCCGGCAACGGGGGGGTCGTGGTTCCAGCCGGAACAACAGGTCAGCGTGGAACGTCTACGCTAGGAAACTTCCGGTTTAACTCAACAACAGGCTTGTTTGAGGGTTACAACGGTGCTTGGACTGCATTTGCATCAGGCTCTGGCGTCACTTCAATTGCGACGGGAACTGGCCTAACGGGCGGTCCAATTACCTCCACCGGCACAATCTCTCTTGCTGACACGGCTGTTACACCGGGTGCGTACACCAACGCAAATGTGACCGTTGACCAGCAAGGCCGGATTACTTTGGCGTCAAGTGGCGCAGCGGGGGGTGTAACGACCTTCAGCGCAGGGACCACCGGCCTCACGCCAAACACGGCTACCACCGGTGCAGTTACCTTGGCCGGCACGTTGGCTGTGGCCAATGGCGGTACAGGGGTTGTAACAAGCACGGGTACAGGCAGCGTTGTGTTGTCTACCAGTCCTACTTTAGTCACCCCTGATCTAGGCATCCCGGCAAGCGGCACCCTGACCAATGCAACGGGCTTGCCACTTACCACGGGCGTGACTGGCAACCTACCCGTTACCAATCTAAACAGCGGAACTGGTGCATCTGCCTCTACGTTTTGGCGTGGCGATGGGGCGTGGGCGGCGGCTGGTACAGGTTCAGTTACCAGTGTTGCCCAGTCGTTTACGGGTGGCATCATTTCGGTGGCCGGTTCACCAATCACGACAAGTGGCACTTTGGCCTTGACGGTTGCCGGAACAAGCGGCGGCGTGCCCTACTTCACAAGCACAAGCACTTGGGCTACATCTGCTCTGTTGGCGTCCAACGCTTTAATGGTCGGTGGAGGCGCTGGAGTTGCGCCAAGCACTGTGACTACCGGCACGGGCGTTGTGACGGCTCTGGGGGTCAATACAGGCACCGCAGGGGCATTTGTGGTCAATGGCGGAGCACTGGGTACACCAAGCAGCGGCACTTTAACTAGCGCCACGGGCTTGCCACTTACGACGGGCGTGACAGGCATTCTCCCCATAGCCAACGGCGGTACTGGCACAATCTACGGCGTTGCAGGCGGGACATTTTAAGGAACCATCATGGCACAAACAAACTTCACACCCATATCGCTGTACCACAGCACAACTGCGGCGGCTGTGCCAACTTCTGGCAATCTTGTTGCCGGTGAGTTGGCGCTCAACACGCTTGATGAAAAGCTGTACTTTAAGAACTCCGCAGGTACCGTAAAACTGCTTGCCGCTAATGTCACTCCAGTAGCTAACGGCGGCACGGGTGTAGCAAACAATGCGGCAAGCACACTGACTATTTCAGGGTCTTTTGCATCTAATTTTACTGTTTCTGGTGCGTATACATACACGTTTCCGGGGCAGACCTCTTCTTTGGGTTACCTTAACGTCCCTCAAACGGGGAGTGCAAAAACAGCAAGTTACCCTTTAGTGGTTGGCGATGTAGGTAAATTCGTTGTTCTTGGCACAAGCGGAACAGTTGTGATTCCAGCCAGCGTGTTTGCTGCGGGGGATGTCATATCCATAGTAAATAACACTACAGCGGGTATTTCAAATACTAGCTCTGCTATAACCGCATACCTTGGCGGTACAAATACAATAGTAACTTCTTTTACATTAGCTAGTCGAGGGGTTTGCACAGTTTTATTTGTGACCGCCTCTGTTGTCTTTATTACTGGAAATGTATCGTGAGTGGAATTATGCTCACAGTTGTCGGTGGCAGCTACGGTGCTGCCCCAGTTAATACTGTGGCCCCCGCAGTTACGGGAACAGCCTCTGTAGGCTTTACGCTTACAACTACAAATGGAACATGGGCAGGTTCACCAGCACCAACATTTACATATCAATGGTTTAGAAGCCCAAGCACTTCAATTGGTGGTGCAACTTCTTCATCTTATGTGGTGGTTATAGGTGATTTTGGGTTTGGTATTTTTTGTAGAGTTAAAGCCACTAATGTTATTGCACCATCTGGAGTTACGGCTGATTCCAATACCACAGCAGCGGTGACATCAGTCCCGGGCGCACCTACTATTGGAACAGCTACAGCCACAGGAACTACTACCGCAACTGTTGCATTTACCCAACCAGCAAGTGATGGTGGGTCTGCAATTACTTTTTACACTGCTACAAGTTCTCCCGATAGCGTTACAGGAACTTTAGCTCAAGCAGGGTCTGGAACAATTACAGTTTCTGGGTTGACCACTAATACTTTGTATGCATTTACTGTTACGGCTACCAATGCAGCTGGCACAAGTGCAGCAAGTGCGGCAAGTAACAGCGTTACACCAGCGCAATTACAACTTTGGACTTGGGGACAAAATAACGCTGGGCAATTAGGACTAAACAACACAACTCAGTATTCATCGCCAAACCAAGTTGGTGTAACAGTTTGGCTTAATATTTCCGGGGGGCAATATAATACTTTAGCAACCAGAAGCAATGGCACTCTTTGGGCATGGGGTGATGGTTCTTTAGGTAAACTAGGTCTTGGCAACACTACTTATTATTCTTCTCCTAAACAAGTTGGTGCATTAACCGCATGGTTACACGTGGCAGCATCAAAGTATTTTTCGCTTGGAACTAAAACAGATGGAACTCTGTGGTCGTGGGGAAATAACAATGATGGTCAGTTAGGTTTAGGTAACACAACTGGATATTCATCTCCAAAACAAGTAAGTGGAACATTGTGGAGTAAAATTGCTAACGGTTTTAAACACTCTATAGCAACGCAAACAAACGGAACATTATGGTCTTGGGGTCGAAATGCTCAAGGACAATTAGGTTTGGGAAACACAACAAGCTATTCAAGCCCAGTACAAATTGGTGCATTAACTAATTGGTCTGTAGTATCTGCTAAATTTAATCAATGTCTTGCTATTAAAACAAATGGAACTCTTTGGGCTTGGGGTGTTAATGGTAATTCGCAACTTGGTTTAGGCAATTCTACAAACTACTCTTCTCCCGTTCAAGTCGGTGCTTTGACTGCATGGATTCAAGTTGCTTGTGGGTCGTATCATACTTTAGCCCTGAAAACCAACGGAACCTTATGGTCTTGGGGAAACAACGTTGGCGGTCAGTTAGGATTGGGAAACACAACTTCATATAACTCACCAATGCAAGTTGGAGCATTAACCAATTGGTATGATGTTTCTGGTGGGCTTAGGCACTCACTATCTACTAAAACAGATGGCACATTGTGGTCTTGGGGCCGAAATGGTCAAGGTCAACTAGGCTTGGGTAACATTACCTATATGTCCTCCCCCAACCAAGTAGGCGCTTTAACAACTTGGATAGAAGTTTCGGCAGGATACCGTTTTTCTACCGCAACCAAAATTCCGTAAACACATGAACAAAACACTTCACTTCCTCTCTGGTATTCCACGCTCTGGCTCGACAGTCCTTGCGGCTATCCTTAACCAGAATCCAATGACTCATGTCTCAACAACGTCTGGTCTGGTTCATGCGCTGGATGGCTTGGCAAATACGTGGCACTCGGCTGGGTTGCTGAACGAGAATGACCCTGAGCGGAAGAAGTTAGCCCAAACAATGCGTGGCGCTATTGATGCGTTCTACGAAGACACAGAGGCTCCGGTCATCATTGACAAGTCCCGTGGCTGGCCTATTTCTCAGATCATGGCGGCTATGTCTCAAGTCCTCGGCCATAAGCCCAAAATCATTGCTACGGTGCGCTCAGTGCCTGATTGTGCCGCTTCATTTATCCGTGTGGCAAAACCTGAGAACCTTGACAAGTTTATGTACTCCGGTCAGTTAATGGATCACCTGAAGGCTGCTTACATCTCGCTCCAGAACGGCTACGAGTACGCCCCTGAGAACTTCTTGTTTGTTGAGTACGAAGACCTGCTGGCTGACCCTAAAGCGCAACTGGCCCGTATCCACGCCTTCCTTGAACTGCCTGACTTTTCCTACGACTTTGACAACATTGACGGCTCCACGGTAGCTGAGGATGACGAGAACCTGCACGGTCACGTAGGTATGCACGATGTCAAGCCCAAGCTGGAAGCACAGCACAAGCAAGACCCCAAAGACCTTCTCAAGTCCCATTACGGAAGTTTCTGCCAGCCTGAGTTTTGGCTAGAGCGCCCCCGCACCACCCCAGAGCTTCACGCTCTGGATTTGCAGCTTGCGGCGTCCACAACAGGTGACTTTGCTGAAGGCTGGCGCTTGGCCCAGCAACTGGAAGCTGAAGAGCCAAACAACCACCGTGCCGCTTACAACCGGGGTTGGTACTACCTGCGCCAAGGGCAGATTCAAAAGGGCTACAGCCTGATGGACAGGGGCCGTGTGGCTGGTGTCTTTGGCAACAAGCACCCCAACGTACCCACCCAGCAGTGGGACGGCAAGACCAAGGGCATCGTCCTGCTCAATCTTGAGGGTGGTCTGGGCGACCAGATTCACCAAGTGCGCTACGCCAAGTACATTGCGGCACGGGGCTGTAAGGTCATTGTGGCCTGCACAGGGTCACTCGCATCTCTGTTCGTTGATGTGGAGGGTGTCTCCTCAGTCATCCAACACGAAGCTGTATTCGGCATCTACCACGACTTTTGGGTGGCAGGTATGTCGGCGGTAGTGCCACTTGGCTTTGAGTTGGCAGACATCTCTGGCGCTCCATACCTGACAAAGCCGACCACCATCAAAGGCCGCAAGAAACGCATTGGCCTGCGCTGGCAAGGGCAGAGTCAGTTTGAGCATGAGCACCACAAAAAGTTTCCCTACGAGTTGATGTTTACCGCCGTCAAGGACGCAGACGCTGAGTTCATCAGTCTGCAACGGGATGAGGGTGCAGACGCCTGCCCAGCTTGGGTTAAACCCGTGCAGCTAAATAGCTGGGAAGACACCCGCGCTGCTGCGGCATCGTGCGACTTGGTGATTAGCTCCTGCACCAGCGTCAGCCACCTGTCAGCAGCTATGGGGGTTGAAACTTGGGTCATCACACCCGTCATGCCCTACTTCCTGTACGCGCTTGATGGTGAAGCTACACCCTACTACGACAGCATAAAGCTAATGCGCCAAGAAGTATTTGGCGACTGGGCTGCTCCGTTTGATCGCATCAAAGACCGTTTGGGCCAGAAACCCGCATTAAGGAGCGTTGCATGAGCAATAGTTTATTTGTAAGAATTCAAAACAACGCAGTAACCGACTGCTGGGACACAGCGCCCCCTGCCGGGCAAGATGGCTGGAAATCAGCCATTGAGGTGAGGCCAGCTATCACAGCGCATCGTCAAGGCTACACCGCCCACACGTTTGACTTGTCCACTGACCCAGTGCAGATCGTGTACGGAACCTACGACATCCCAGTTGCAGACCGCAAGGTTGGCATGAAAGCCAATGCCTCGTTCAGCTTCCAGCAAGTTGTCCAAGAACAGATGCGTGATCCAGCAAGCTACGACCTCGCTGCCGTTGCCGCTGCACAAGCTGCCATCGCTCCCAAGGTTGCTGCTATTGAGGCCGCTACAACGCATGACGAACTTGACGCGCTGATGTAATGAAAAAAATCCTGATCATGGGCCTACCGGGCAGCGGCAAGACTTACCTTGCACAAGCCCTCAAAGCCTACCTTGAGAGCAACTCAAGCATCAAGAATATGCCAGCACACAAGATGCAGGACACGGTTCCAGCATCTTACAAGTGCAGCGTGGATTGGTTCAATGCTGACGACATCCGCAAGCGGTTCAACGATTGGGATTTTAGCAAAGAGGGCCGCATCCGTCAGTCCCTGCGGATGGCTGAGTTTGCTCTCAAGTCCACTGGCGACTATGTCATCTGCGACTTTGTGGCTCCGCTGGTGGAGATGCGGAACAACTTTAAGGCCGATTGGACTGTCTGGATGGACACCATTGACCAAGGACGCTTTGAAGATACCAACAAGGCATTTATTCCGCCGAAGGAATATGACTTCCGTGTCACTGAGCAGAACGCCGAGAAGTGGGCTGAGTTCATTGGTCAGCACATCCTAGACAGCCGCCGCCGCCCCGTGTTTGACTGGAAGCGGGAAACGGTGCAAATGCTGGGCCGCTGGCAACCGTGGCATCCGGGCCACAGGGCGTTGTTTGACCGGGCCATTGCCAAGACAGGGCAAGTGGTCATCCAAATCAGGGACTGCCAAGGCTGGAACGGCTCCAACCCATTTGCCGCAGAACAGGTGAAAGACCTGATCAAGCGTGACCTAGACCCCCTGTACCAAGGCCAGTACGAGATACAGCTTGTGCCCAATGTCACAAATATTACCTATGGTAGGGACGTAGGCTACAAGATTGAGCAGGAGGTGTTTGACGCTGCTACCCACGCCATCTCAGCAACTGAAATCCGAAAGAAGATGGGTGTGTGATGACTGAGAAAATGATCAGCGAGACTGAGGCAAAGCTGGCTACGCATGAGGCCATCTGCGCCGAAAGATACGAGGGCATCCAGAAGAGTTTTGCCGCTGGTTCAAAACGTATGGCAAAGATTGAGTACCTGCTGTACGGCGTGATTGTCTGCGTGTTGTTTGGCCCCGGCGTAGCGGCTGATCTTGTCAAGAAAGTATTAGGGTTGTGATGTGGATTTCTTTGAAATCTTGTCTAAGGCATGGCCCATCCTGCTGGCGATCATCACGCTGATCATCGTGCTAGCTAAACTCGACTTGCGGGTGGCGGTGTTGGAAGAGAAGATCAAAACTCTGTTTGAGATGTGGAACAAGAAATGAAAGCCAAGCTCACTTTCTTCGTCACCTTGATGGTCAGCATGACTTTGTGTATCGTTGTCTTGTCAATGTCCGGTGTAATGCTGCTTGGACTGTTTGATGAAAAGGTGGACAACAACAAGATTTTTGAACTTGTTGGCCCTGCATTTCAAACCATTGTTGGTGGTTTTATTGGCTTACTTGCAGGCGTCAAACTATCGCATGAGGAAGAAAAGAAATGCTAACCCTACTCTCAACCCTCATCAGCTTTCTGGCTGGTGGCCTGCCCAAGCTGCTTGGCTTTTTCCAAGACCGTGCTGACAAAAAACATGAGATGGCGATGGCCCAGTTGCAGATTGAGCGCGAACTGGAACTCCGCAAGGCTGGCTTTGAAGCCCAGCAGCGGGTGGAGGAGATCAAAGTTGAGGGCCAAGCCATTGAAGCCGAGGCGTCAGAACGGGCCGCACTCTACGCGCACGACATAGCCATAGGACAGGGTGCTAGTCAGTGGATGGTCAACCTGCGCTCCGGTGTCAGGCCCATGCTGACCTACGGCTTTTTCGGCCTGTTTGCCTTCGTGGAAGTTGGCGGCTTTATTTACGCTTGGCATCGGGACATTGCCTTTGATGTGCTGATTGCAAAACTGTGGGACGCCGACACACAGATTATCTTTGCCAGCATCATCAGCTTCCACTTTGGTGGACGGGCGTTCAAGGGGAGTAGGGATTGAAGGTCTCCGACCGCTGCAAGGAGATGATCAAGCATCATGAAGGCGTTAGGTTTAAACCGTACCGTTGCCCAGCAAGGCTTTGGACTGTAGGAGTTGGTCATGTTTTATACCCCGCTCAAGGACGTTTACCGCTGGATCAAAGAGACGCTTTCCCGCTTGCGCCAGAGGATAGTCGGGCTTTTTCAAAGGATGAGGTAGATGGAACCCTTAGTTTTGATCTCCAGCGATTTGAAGTTGGGGTCGCCCGACTTTTTCCTCTGGTGCTTACCCAAGGTCAAAATGATGCTCTTGTCAGCTTTGCTTTTAATCTGGGTTTGGGGGGCGTACAGCGAAGCACCCTCCGTCAAAAGGTTCTTCGGGGCGAGACGCAAGAAGCGGCAGATGAGTTCTTGAAATTTGTAAGGGGTGGGGGTAAAATCCTACCGGGGCTAGTCAAGCGTCGCAATGACGAACGTGCCCTGTTCCTGTCTTAAAAACGCAACGTCGGATAACGGAGAACACAATGACAGTCGCAGCCGTAATGACGTACGACAGTTTGGTTAACGACATCCAGACCTATCTGGAGCGCACAGACCAGCAGACGCTAGACAAAATTCCGCAGTTCATCATGCTGGCAGAGCAGATTATTGCGGCTGAGATCAAATTTCTTGGCAACCTGACTGTAGCCACAAGCACCATGGTGGCCTCTGATAATGTTATCCCCAAGCCCGCACGCTGGCGCAAAACGGTTTCAATGAACGTCACCGTGGCAGGCAAGCGCCAGCCTGTTCTGCTTCGTACCTACGAGTACATCCGTGAGTATTGGCCAGAAGCGGCCAGCACGGACGTACCGTTATTTTTTTGCGACTACGACTACACGCACTGGTTGGTAGGGCCCACCCCCACATTGGCCTACTCCTACGAGGTGCTGTACTACGAGCGCTTGCAGCCCTTGGACTCATCAAACCAATCAAGCTGGTTTACCCAGTACGCCCCGCAAGCGCTGCTGTATGGCACTTTGCTGCAAGCCATGCCGTTCATCAAGAATGACGAACGCATGCCTATGTGGCAAAGCAACTACGACAAAATCATTGAAGTCCTGAAGACGGAGAACGTCATTCGTGCCGCCGATCGTCAGGCGATTGTGAGGGATTCATGAGTTTTAATAGCCCGTTTACCGGTCAGGTAATTCAGCCAACCGACGTTTCATATCGAAGCATCACGCTTTCCGAAGACAGCACGCTGTCGTGGCCAATTAACGGCAGCGACACAGACAACGCGGCCGCCCGGGTCATGGACGTCACGTCGCTGTCAAGCGGCTTGGTCCTTGCTGGCGTCCTTGTTGCAGGCACGGGCGGGCAGTGCTCTTGCACCACTACCCCCAGCCTTTTCGTTGGCCAAGCCGTCGTTGTCACTGGGACTCTAACCGGCACGGCGACAGGCATTGTCACTGGCAATACCTACTACATCATTCTCACCAACGGCACGACTACCTTTACGCTGTCGGCTACTTCAGGCGGCACGGCGGTGGCCACCACGGCCGGCACGACGACCGGCCTGACCTTCACGCTTGACTCGTTCACCTTGGACATGCCGCCTGCAAATCAGGCGTCGGTGGGTATTGATGCCTTGTTCCGCAACGTCGGCTCTTACAGTTTTGAGGTCAGGACTTACGCAGGCGGCTCAATCGTCACAATCGCCCCCGGTGAGGCTAAGTACATCTACCTGACCACCAACGCCACCACGGCGGGCACATGGGGACTAATAGCCTTTGGCGTGGGTACATCCAACGTGGATGCGGCCACCCTTGCTGGATTTGGCCTCAAGGCCATCTCTAACACCTTGAACGGGGCTATTGAGGTCAACACCTTTGCGTCCAACTACACCGCTCTGGCCACGGACCGTGCCTCAACTTATGTCTGGACTGGCGGCGCTGGCACCCTAACCCTAACGTCAGCCGTTACATTGGGCAATGATTGGTACATGATGGTCCGCAACGGCGGGACTGGCACGCTGACCATTGCGCCATCTGGCGGTGACCTAATTAATGGCGCTGCAAATATTTCATTGCAGCCGGCCGACTCTTGTGTGCTTTGCTGCTCCGGCTCTGCCTTCTTCACTGTTGGCTTGGGCCGTAGCACTCAGTTCAACTTTACCCAGCTCACCAAGGCTGTGGTGTCTGGGAGCTACACCCTGACCGCCGCCGAGGCCGCCAATGTAATTCAAAAGTACACCGGAACTCTGTCAGCCAATGTGACCGTGGTTCTGCCCCAAACCGTGCAGGTGTACTACATCACGAACCAGACCAATGGTGGCGGCCCCGGCTATCAGATTACTTTTACCACGAGCGGTGGCGGGTCCACGGCGGTTGTTCCGGCCGGCCAGCAGGTAATTTTGCTGTGCGACTCAATCAACTTGCTCAACGCCTCTACGATCGCCGCCGGCGCGTTAAATATATCTCTGGCGGACGGCACAGTGGGCGCTCCATCGCTGAACTTTGGAACGGAAACGTCAACGGGCGTTTACCGCCCCGGCTCCGGCGAGTTCGGTATTGCAATCTTGGGCGTCAAGCTGTTTGGGCTGACTGCTACTGGGTTGAACATACCGGGCACCGGGAACTTTACTGGGGGTGTTCAGGGCGGGCTTTTCTGATGGCCACCAAGGTCTTCACTCTTGACGCTAAGCCGGGCATCCAGCGCGACGGCACGATATTTGACAAGGTGTTTTACAGCGACGGCGAGTGGGTGCGCTTTCAACGCGGCCGTCCCCGCAAGATTGGCGGCTTTCGCGTCATCTCCGACCAGCTCACAGGCCCCTCACGCGGGATCTGGGTAAATCCGCAGAACGCCTTTACCTCAATTTTCAGCGGCTACAACGACGGCCTGCAAGTCTTGACCATTGACAACAACGGCGTGGGCGCTGGCATTGGCAACTTTACGTTGGCAAACTTTACGGCATCTGACCTGAACCTGTGGCAATTTGACGGGTTTTATGACGTTGGTGGAAATGGCATTCAGTCGCTCGTGGCGCACCCCGGGCTGAACCTTGCCTCAATCAGCAATGACAACAATACGCCTGTGCTGATTGGCGACATTAATGCCTTGACTATGCAACAGGTTGGTGTTTTTACTGACACGGGGTCCACGACAAATGGAAGCGCCAATGTAACTTTTGCAGCAGTAAACACGCTGATGGGGGCTGGGCAGTCGGTAACAGGCTCAGGCATACCCGCAAATACAACCGTTGTTTCTGTTGATCTTGTGGGCACCACAATCACATTGGCCGGGACAACCATAACCGGAGTAGCCGGGCAGTTCTCGTGCAGCGCAACCACCCTGCTTGTGAACCAAGAAATTGTAGTTACTGGAACTTTAACGGGTACCGGAAGCGGAGTTTCTGCTGGGATTTATTTCATCATCGTAACAAACGGCACCACTACTTTTACGCTGTCAACAACTTTTGGCGGGCCGGCAATTGTTACGACTGCTGGAACAACTGCGGGGCTGACGTTTGTTGTGCAGGTGTCCAATTTGTGGACCGTGGTCTTGAGCGCAAACGCAACCGCTACAGCCTCCGTAGTTCTGACCTTCAACAACAACATTTCAGTCTCTGGCGGCGTTGTGTCGTTGCACCCATACCTGTTTGTGTACGGCAACAATGGGCTGATTCAGAACAGTTCGGCTGGCAACCCCAGCGACTGGGTATCTGCCGACGCCAATGCGGTCAACGTGGCCTCCGGCAAGATTGTCCAAGGGCTACCCGTCAGGGGCGGCTCAAACGCGCCCTCTGGCCTGTTCTGGAGCCTTGACAGCCTAATCCGCGTGTCATTCATTGGCGGCACGGGGACGCCTGCTCAGTACTGGCGCTACGACATCATTAGCAGCCAGACTTCCATCCTGTCTTCGCAGTCGGCCATCGAGTACGACGGCGTCTACTACTGGTGCGGCGTGGACCGCTTCCTGCTGTACAACGGTGTGGTCAAGGAGATCCCCAACAGCATGAACCAGAACTACTTCTTTGACAACCTGAACTACGACCAGCGTCAAAAAGTTTGGGTGACAAAGGTGCCGCGTTTTGGTGAGATCTGGTGGTTCTACCCCCGTGGTGATGCGACCGAATGCACTGACGCCGTCATCTACAACGTGCGCGAAAACGTCTGGTACGACGCTGGCGAGGCACGCGGTGCCCAGCGCTCTGCCGGGTACTTCTCGCAAGTGTTTGCCTTTCCCGTGGCTGCTGACTGGCACGCTAGCGAGGCCGAGACCGTCTTCACAGACACTTACAACGAGGTGTCTGGCAGCGTTTTCCTCTACAGCGACACCTACAACACGCTGGTGGCAATTGGCCAAGTTATCACCGGCACCAACATCCCGGCAAACACGACCGTGGTGGCTATCACGACCAGCAACATCAAGACGCTTGGGGCAATCACGGCCGGGTCTGGCTATGTCAATGCAACCTACACCAACGTCACCCTCACAGGAGGGTCAGGATTGGGCGCTAAGGCCACGATCGTCGTTGCCGGGGGGGTAGTGACCACCGTGACCCTTACGTCCAATGGAGCAAGTTATGTCGTTGGCAACGTCCTGAGCGCCACGGCGGCCAGTTTGGGCGGCTCGGGGGCCGGGTTTGCCATCCCGGTCACGGCAATTTATGCTCAAGCCATTCAAATGTCGGCGGCGGCCACCGCCACGGCTGCGGTGTTATTGACCTTCTCAACCCCGGCTGACCTGATTGCCATGTACCAGCATGAGATTGGCACCGACGAGATTAATGGACAGATTGTGCTGTCCATCCCCAGCTCGTTTGAGACCAACGACCTTGGCTGGGTGTCTGGCGGCCCGTCCCAGTTGGCCACAGAAGGTGCAAATCGCTGGATCCGACTTGAACGGATTGAACCGGATTTCATCCAATCTGGTGAAATGTCGGTCATTGTGACCGGCCGCCCGTTTGCTCAGGGTGAGGACAAGGAGTCCGACCCCTACGTCTTTGGACCCAACAACGGCAAAATTGACATGCGCGAGCAGCGCCGGGAACTGCGTTTAAAGTTCACCTCGGACGTGGCCGGGGGAGATTACCAGCTTGGCAAAATCCTGCTCAGTGCCGAGATCGGCGACGTGAGGCCATATGGCCCTTAATCCCGCTCAGATCTACGACCCGCGCTACAGCACGTTTGAATCGTGGGCAAGCCTCATGTGCGAGCTGTACGGGGCCCAGAATCTTCAGATTCCTGATGGCCAGACGGACTGGAGGCTGTGGGGCAATGGCTTAATTGCGATTGACGTTTTTGCAAACGAGGCTACGCCCCGCACGGAACAGTACGACAATTGGTTTGATTGGGCCGAGGCCATGGTGGCGGCGGTCAACCCAGCGACGCAAACAACATGAACTGGTGTGGCGACTCCCAATTCTTCACGCGGAACTGCAACGCCGTGAGCACGCTGTTTCCGGCGTGGGAGCGGGCGTTTGTGGCTGTGGCCAAGCATCACCTGTTGCATGTCACGGACGCAGACCTAAAGCGCCGCATTCAAGAGTTTATCGGCGAAGAGCTGGCCCACGCCAGTGCCCATGATGCCTACAACGCCCGCGCCGGCATCACTGAGGTGGCCAACGCGGAGTACCGCAAGACCCGTCTGATCCACCGCCGCCCGGGCGCAAAGCTGTGGCTGGGCAGCATGGTGTCAATTGAGCACTTTGCAGCCTGCATGGGGCGCATGTACCTCGACCTGTACGGCAACAAGGTCGGGCGCGACCACAATTTGTTCGCGTGGCACTCTCGCGAAGAGATTGGCCACAAGGACTTGGCCATGGACCTTTGGCGCAGTTTAGGCTACTCAGACGCTGATCTGCGGGCAATTGCAAGGCAAAATCAAGTTTATGTCATTAAATTTATTGTGAGCCACACCTTTCAAGGTGTCAGTTTTCGGAGTTTCAAAGACTGGACTGACTTTGCGCACTGGGCGTGGCACATGACAACCAAGGTACTGGTGCCCATGCTCAAAATTTATTTACCCAACTTTCACCCCGGGCGGGTGGACGATCGACGCTACTTGGGAGTGGCCGCATGACCGTTGCAGGCCTGCACCCAGTTAGCTCCAAGGAGCACATGCTGATCCCCACCGACATCTTTGCGGTGGCGGCGCATGAGGACAAAGAACGTTTGGAGGACATCAAACAGGCCGCCAAGAAGGCCGGCGTGTCACCTGAGCGCTTTGCCTACAGCATGATGATCCAAGAGTACAGCGACCCCAGACTGATCCGCATCCGGGCAGGCAACACCCTGTTTACCATTGCGGCCTTTCCCAAAAGGGTTGGCTTTGTCCGGGGCTACAACGCAGACGTTGCCAAAATCTACATTGACAACATGATTGAGCTGTTTGAGGCTGGGCGCAAAATGGGTTTTGATTATTTGGTTGCCCACACCAGTAATGCGGTAGTGCAGGCTTTAAAGGTGGCGATCAAAAACATCAAGCAGGATGACTTTATCCCGCACTTTGATTCCCGCACAAAAATGTTCATGCTCAAGACCGGAAAGCCGAGGGCTGAGTAATGGGTTACGTCAAAGAAAAAATAGGCTTTGACATTGCTGACCCGTTTACGTCGGTAGGCAAAATTATTGAAAAAGCCGCACAGACAATTGTCAATACTGTTGAAGCAATTTTAAAAGATCCGCTGCCAACTATTTTGCAAGTAGCCGGTTCCTATTTTGGTATACCGCCGTACGTAACATCCGCCGCCATTACTGCAATAAAAGGCGGCAGTATTGAGGACATAGCTAAGTCTGCGGCAGTATCTTATGCAACCCAAAAGTTTGGAGATTCAGATTTTGCCAAGGGTGTTTCTAATTTTGCAAAAACAACAGGGCAAGACTTTACGGCCGGCATGATGAAAACGTTTGACCTGCCTGCTGACATTGCCTTGTCTGTAGGCAAAGCAGCAACTGCTGGGTTAAATTCAAGTTTTACAGGCGGCTTCAATGCGCTTATGGCTGGAAAAAACATTGGCGAAGGCATGACGTCTGGGTTCACGTCCGGTGCAATTAATTCTGGCACAACCAGCTACTTTAACAGCCTCAAGGTTAATCCAAGCTGGGGAGTAGGTACCAAAACATTCGACTTGATTAAGGGAAGCGCCAGTGTAGCGTTGAACACCTTAGTAAGCGGCAACGGAAATATAGTGCAGGCCGTCGGCACTTATTTAGGGAACGCTGCTCTTGAAATGGGTCAGTCTGAGGTTACCAATCAATTTAAAACAAAATTTAACATTTATTCTAAAGCAGAGCGGGACGCCATTAATCAACAAGACGCCAGAAACGTAGTAGCAGATTTATATAATGATGGTTTAAGAGCCGCAGAAAAAATTCGTACTGATGCAACTACGTTGATGGCAGATTACGAAAACGGAATAAAAACAATTTACGAGCCCTATGTTGAAAAAGTAAATAAATTAAACACAGACGTAGCAGATTACAAAAAAGATTATGATTATTATGTAAAAGAAGTAGAGAGGGCTAACGCTTATGTTCAACCAGAAACATACGGCGTTACCGGCGAAAATGCAGAAGGCCAAACATTGTATGGGTTTGTTAAAACTGGAGAAACTAAAGAACAAGTTATTGCTAAAGTAAAAGCACTAGAGCCTAGTTTGCAAGCTAAAGGCGAGGCAATAAACACGGATTATGCCGCCGTTACCGCAAGCTCCGCAGCAGTAGAGGGTTTAACAACATTAAAAACATCAACAGAAACAAAAATTGCTGAGTACGACACAGCAAGAGCAAATTTAGAAACACCTGCTGGAGAGAATCTGGCCGCAAAATTAGCGGCAGAAGACAAAAAGTTAGAAACAGCATATGAAGTTTTAACTACGGCCAAAACAGATGCGGATACTGCTGCTGACAATTTTGATAAAGCTGTAGGAGCCGTAGCAATCAGAAACGTTGCAATTGATGCGCTCAATTCAGGCGCTATCACGGTCACAGGTGTAGAGGCTGATGGCTCGTATAAGTTGTCAAACAATACTTTCTTGAAGGACGGCAAGTTTTACCAAGACGGCAACCAGTTGTTTACCGAAGCCGGCGGCACCAGACAGAACGACCTAAATTTCACAGACAGCACGGGCAACAAGGTGGTGTACGACTCCAGTGCCGGCCGCACCATGTCAACCAGCGACGTTAAACAAGCCTTCTTGCGCGACTTTGGCTTTGACGTTGATGACACAACAGCGGCGGCTTTTGTTGGCAAGCCATACAACGCAGTAGATCACAAGGCGTATGAGAATGTTGTTGACAATAAAATAACGACAGCTCATACCGCCTTGACTGGCAACACGTTAAGTGCTGAAGATTTGTCGTTGATTAAAAACTCAACCGGTTCAGCTATCAAAAATGAAGATGGCGCAGCAGTTATATTGACGGACAAGCAAGTAAACAATTTATTAGCTAAACAATTTATATTTGAAGGCGGTGATTTTAATACCAAACAGGATGCGGCAAGGGCCGCCAGATTGGCGGGGTATACGCAGTTTGAGTATGACAACAGCATCTACACAATGACCAGTGCTGGGCCAACTGAAAAAGACGTGTACCAAGCTGTTATTAACGATGCCCCAAATAAAAAAGAAGCCTTTGCACTTGCACGCAGTTTAATGGGCGCAGACAAAGTCTTTGATTACAAGGGCACATCTTTTACCACCTCATATTATAAACCACCGGCTCAACCAGATCAACAAGTCCTTGGTGATGGAACCGCCAATACCAGCAGGGCGGGCACAAGGGTTGGCGCTCCTGTCACAACAACTGAAGGACTGACTTATTTAACAGACCAAGAGAAATCGGTAAATCAAAGAATCTCAGAGGCATATGAAGGAACAACGTTATCAAAAATAGTTGGCACTACTGATGATGCGCTGCAAACTTTAATTTCCACAAAAGATATATTGTTGGGTCCAGCTAAAGGGGTTATCAGTACAGTAAAGTGGCTTGCTGATAGTTACTCAATTATTACTGGGGATATAGGCAATCCAGTATCTGAATCCATGCGCGGCTTGTTAAATAATTTAGATGAGTTAACAGGCGACAGAACAAAAGCTACATTAAAAACCATGCAAGCCGTCATTGACGCAGCGGCAAAAGACGGGCAAGGCTCCGCAGCATGGGAGACAGCTAAACAACTAGTAACACATCCAGATATAACAGTCGGCTTAGTTACACAGGCAATTAGTACGGTATTCCCTTCGCTTGCGGCTGCCGGGCCAATGATTGCGGCTGGCGTTCCAGTTGGTGTTGCAGCATCTACTGCTATTGCTATCAACGCTCTATCGCACGGTGGTAGCGTAGCGCAAAGTGCTTATGAATATTTTGTAAAACAGGGAATGGAGGATCCCAGTCTTAGTATTGAGCAAGTACAAGCCTTAGCATTAACCGCAGGTCAAACAGCGCTTGTTCCTGCAACAGCCATTAGTGCAGTTATTAATTCGTTACCGCTTGCAAAACCGTTTGAGAGGGCTTTACTTGGAAGTTCTGCTGGAGTAGGTAAAACGGCTTTGGTAGAAGCAATTCAAGAACCAATAGACGAAGTAACTGGCCAAGCTATTTTTAACTACGTTACAAATCAAGACTTGGATAAAGGCACTGGTCAAGCCGCAGTTATTGGCAGCGTAGCTGGCGCTGGCGCGGGAGCCATAGCTGGTGCTTCACGTATTACACCAGCTCAAGCAACTCAAGTTTTACAGGAAGCTGGGATTCAAAATCCATCAGCTAGTCTAGTAACTTTAATCTCTAGTAATGAAAATTTAGAGGTAGCCAAATCCGAAGCTGAGTCTTATATATTGGTTCAGGCTGCAAATGATCCATCAGTCTTAGTTGAACAAAATACAGATATTGCCGCCTTGCAAAGAGCTGGACTTACTGAAGCAGTCATAAGTAATATTACGGCTGGTGTTGCTGCAAATGACGCATCCACAAGCGGACAAGGCACTACCATATTGCCGGTGTCTGGAAATACTGCACTACAACCAATAGTTGAAGTTCAAGAGGAAAGCAACCTCGCCCCAGCAATAGTAGAGACTGTTGCACAGCCCAATACGGATGCTGCGAACGAATCAGATATCAAGGAAGACCAACCGTTGCCCGGAACGGTCACAAAGCCAGATGCTGGTTTTTCGTCCACCATTGCCCCTGATACCGTTGTCGGCATAGATGCAGATGGCAAGCCGGTAACAATGGCAGATATTTTGGATCTGCCAGAAGATGGTAAAAGAATAGAGCCAACCATTGATCCCAGCACAGTCATTGGTGTCGATGAGGATGGTAAACCTGTAACGTGGGCTGACGTTGAACCCAATGCAATCATTCCGGAAATTGCCGACCCTGAGCTTAAAATTGCAACCGATGCGGGCTTTCCTGACTTTGCCACCTACACCCGGTACGGTGGCAATTTGGCGGCATACAACGCAGACAAAAAAGCCGCAGAAAATTTGCAGATAGCTCAGGCGGCAGGGTTCCCGGACATCGCAAGCTACAGCCTATTTGGCGGCGATAAAGCCGCCTACGACAAAGCCAACAATGATGCTGCAAACATCCGGACAGCCACAATCGCAGGCTTCCCTGACTATGCAACATTTGTTCAGTACAACGGAGATTATGCAGCGTATTCAACAGCAAAAATTGCGGAAGAAAAACAACAGATTGCAACCGCCGCCGGCTTTCCAGATCACGAGACTTACCTCCAATACAACGGTGACAAGGCAAGCTACGACGCCATCATTTCTGTGGCGGCAGGTGAGAAGCTGGCCACTGAGGCAGGTTTTCCCAATAACGCAAAGTACACGCAATACAACGGTAACCTTGCTGCTTACATTGCGGCAGAAGTCAACCCCGCAGTTACTCTAGTTACTGATGTAAATCCCGTCACTGAGGTGGCTCCAGTTACTGAAGTAAATCCAGTTACTGAAGTGGCTCCCGTTACTGAAGTAAATCCAGTTACTGAAGTGGCTCCAGTTACTGAAGTGGCTCCAGTTACTGAAGTGGCTCCAGTTACTGAAGTAAATCCCGTTACTGAAGTGGCTCCAGTCACCGAAGTGGCTCCAGTCACCGAAGTGGCTCCAGTTACTGAGGTGGCTCCAGTTACTGAAGTAAATCCCGTTACTGAAGTGGCTCCAGTCACCGAAGTGGCTCCAGTTACTGAAGTAAATCCCGTTACCGAAGTGGCTCCAGTTACTGAAGTGGCTCCAGTTACTGAAGTAAATCCCGTTACTGAAGTGGCTCCAGTCACCGAAGTGGCTCCAGCAGTAGACCCTGTTCCTGTAGTTACTCCAGTAGTAACACCTCCGGTAGTAACACCTCCGGTAGTAACACCTCCGGTAGTTAATCCACCGGTAGTTAATCCACCGGTGGTAAAACCGCCAGTGGTGAAGCCCCCGGTTGTTGTAGATCCACCGCCCAAACAGGGGGGACAAAAACCTGCAACATCAAGTGAACTGATAGACCCTTACAAGCCCAGTTTTGCCGACATTGGTTTTAAAACAAAAGGCTTTGCAGAATTTGAAGGGCCTCTTGCAAAATATTTAAAAATGGTCTCTCTTGGGTCGTACGCAGGAAATTTGCGAGAAATCCAACAAAATCAACAGGCAGCCCAAATGCAAGACGAACTTGACGCGCCACAGGAGCCCGGCTCCAACTACTTCACCTATGGTCCGCAAAACGACATTGACCTGCCGGAGAACCCCGGCACGGAGATGCTGTACTCGAAGGCTGGAGGGCTTGCCACGCAATCATTTGCCGGTGGTGGTACTACCCGGCACGGCAGGTACGCGGGAGGCGGCCTAGGGGTCATAGAGCACTCTGGCAAGGCCAGACTGGACTTCCGCACCGGCAATGCCGTGACGGGGCCCGGCGATGGCCAGTCCGACGACATCCCGGCCATGTTGGCTGACGGGGAGTTTGTGTTCCCTGCGGACGTGGTGGCGGCGCTTGGAAATGGCTCAACCAAGGCCGGGTCAGATAAACTCTACGACATGATGCATTCCATTCGGTCGTATCACCGGTCGGCCAAACCCAAAGACTTGCCGCCTCCAGCCAAAAAGTCACCGCTGGATTACATCAAAAATCGCAAAGTTAGGAGATAACCATGGGCTTCCTTCAAGGCGCACCGCTGCCGGACATCAAGACGACCGAGACCAAGGTTGACGCGGCCCCGTCGTACTACACCGACTACCTGACTGGCCTGTCTGGCGCGGCCACCACGGCCATGGGCAAGACCCCCGGGCAGTCTGTCGCCGGGTACGACCCGATGCAAAACACTGGGTACGGAATGCTGCCCACGGCCGCAACGTCATATATGCCGGGGCTACAGGCCGCGCAAGACACTGCGGGACAGGCCGCCCAAGGCATCACGCCCGAGCGCATTCAGGCCCTGATGAACCCTTACACCAGCAACGTGGTGGACGAGATGGGGCGGCTGACGCAAGAGAATGTGCAACGCAACCTGCTGCCCACCATGAAGGCTGGGTTTGTTGGCACCGGTGGTCTGGGCGGCCAACGCTACGCCAATGCCCTTGGCCAGTCCATGTCAGACATTCAAGCCGGGTTGACTGGCCAGCAGTACGGTGCCCTG